CCAGAATGGTAGAATAAGTCTATCAGAAAATGCAGGATTTGGACTCCAGTAGAACGTATCGCTCATTGGATCTAGTCCACGAGATAGCACGTATTCCACTACACCTAAAAGATGATTGGCTATACCGTCATCTAAATCTTGTACCAAGATCCATTCAGCTAAAGGAAGTGAACCTTCTGGTAAGTCTTTTTCAGTAAAGGTAACTAAGCTGTTCTCATCTGGTTCATAGTCGGATGATTCTGCCTTAAGAGATTCGAATACAATTCGTTTGATTTCGGCGTCACTTGCTCCTAGCCAAGCGCACAGGCGTTTCATGTTATCGGAAATAGGACGGCCTGGTTGCCACCCTGCAGTGAATTTGCAATTAAAGCAATTGAACACAATTCCTGGACCTAGCATAACTCCAGCGCGTTTACGAGTATCTCGGTTGTGACCAAGATGCTGGCAGCAAGGGCAGTTGAAACTCTGCCATTTACTAGCACTGGATTTAAGTGGTGGAAGTAGTTCTCTAAAGGTATCTATTACGTAGTTCATGGTTAGATGATACTACACGTACAGCACCTTGTCAAGAGTTCCAGTTGTTGGAATATGTTTAATTCTAAACCAAGACCATTTACCTACGATGTTTTTATAGACATCTAGGGTTGGGTCTATATCGGTGATATCAACCCATTTGCAAGGTGTACCGCCTTGTTGTTCGATACTGCCCTGAATGGTTACTGTTCCAGTATAATTAGTGAAATAGAACTGGAAGGTATGTAGGCTTTGTGGAGTTGATTCGCTTGGTTGTGCATCGATGATACTACTAACGAAGAATTTTGGATCTAATGAGCCAGTAGTAATTGGATTATTGTAATTGAACTTATCAACAACCAATGCCGGTTTTACTTCGCCAAGCGCATCACCAGCGATTTCAATCGTGCCGTTAATACCGTATTGGGCATCCATAAACATGGGTTTCTTGGTCGTAACTACGTATTCTGTACTGTCGATAGTTTCGCGGAATTCCTGGAATACGGTGTAATTGTAATACCCATTTTCTAGGTCAAGTAAGTCTGTACGGTTAATGGTAACCGTTACTCTGCCTTTAGCAGCATTTATCGTGTCGCAATCACGTTGAAGAACGACTTTACCCGTTCTTGAAATTAAGTTAAATACAAGCACCGATTGGGATATATCGGTAGCTTTCTGATCAGCGTTGCGAACTTGTAGATCAATCTTGTTGTCTACACTTTGATATATTTTTAGATTTCGGTTATACACTCTGCGATACCTCTCTGTTGACCAAGTGCTTGACGAATCTGTGAATACGTCAATTTTGTTTGCTAGTAAATATAATGAATTAGATTGCATTTTAAAGGACCTTTAACGTATTTATGATATTAACCGACAACATCCAAGAGAACTTTCCATTCTTAACCGTGATCACGCACGTTAAGAACGAGTACGTTGGAATTATTATTAACCAAGATAACGTGATCACCAGTATGTATGACTACGGGTCGATACGTACTGATGCAGAAAAGGCGAAGTTTATTGAGCTTGGTGAGGTATGGTGGTGGGAGTCGAATAGACAAATCCCTATTAGTATATTCTTGGGTTCGGAAATTGAAGAATTTCAGTATGCCATCAAGAACTTTACTACTAAGGATGTTGTCGTGGAATTTGGTCCAGTAACTAAATTATCTGATATCATCACAAAACGAGTAAAAAGAAAGTCTATAACCTTAATAAGAAAACTACCTAAGTAGCTGGTTACATATAAAGTTCATTTGCACAACAATAGCCGTTGCATACGCTATACCATGTGAATGTTTAAAAGCGTAACCAGTTTCAGTACCAGTATCTTTCCAAACCTCTTGCATAATAGCATTCCAATCTTTACCAACCAAGTATCTTTTAGCCGGTCTAATCAATGCAAGGACAGCTGCCAGCTGTTCTATTGAGGTTGGTTTCATTGCTCGTAGTAAATCACCATGATCTGCTACGTGATAAAGATTACTGATAAAGATATCGTCTTCAAGTAATTCCCACATGGGTTCTGTATTCATTAACTCGATGAGTTCTTGTTCCGAAGTAATCCCATTGTAAATCCCAACATTCAAGAAGTCGATTTTAAAGTAATCGGTTGCTTCTTTGTATTGAACACTACAAAGATTGGTAGGTGCATCTACTGGTACTTCATGTAGATACACTCCTGAGTTATGCTTAACGAGTTTACCATTATCAAGTCTACTTGCTCTTATGTGTTTAAAAAGAGCAAGTGCTTTTTCACGGTCTTGAAAATCGATATCAATGTCCATCATCTCAATTTTGCCTCTTTGATAACTTCTTTGATAAAGACAACATCGGCAGGCAACTCTTTGAATCTTCTCAACCAGAAATTAGGATCAATAACGACACTAATGATATCCAGTTGTTCATCTGTTAACCTGCCAACCATTTCTTTACCAGCGTTGCAATTAAGAATAACCCATGGTGAAATAAACCCTTCTAATATGTCATGGGTTGCTCGGTTGTTATTAACATACTTGAAGTAATGTTCCCATGGCGTTTTGTTTAGGTCACCCCATGCCATCATTGTTTTAATAGTACGTTCCAATGCACTATCGGCTGGTTCAATCTTAATCAACTCGGAAACATACTTTTCATACAAGTCATCTCTACACCACTTATCTAACCTAGTACCACTCTTTATAACATAGTCAATGAATCGTTCTGGGTAGATAGGTGATGAGTTAATCATGAAACTACCAAACTTAACAAATGCTGTATAGTAAGGACCGTTAGCAAAATCTTCGTAGGTTGGTTTTGCTGAATTTGGCATTGTTAGTTCATAAAAACGTACATATGCACTGTATGCAATCTTTACATTCTTGTCATCACGTGCGAAGTGTCTGCGTTTCTTCTCACACACATGAACTTGAAATGTAGATGCCCTAACGAATCCTTTGCCACAAAATGGACACTCAAAATTTAAGGGCACTTGCTTTTTTTCTATCCCATCCAGTATCGACACAGTATTCTCTAACCTCTTTATCAGTTGTAATGTTCGCTAACGCGGTGATATCATCCATCTTCATGTTTGGGAAAAGTTCCGCAAGGAACTTTTCCTTCTTAGAAGATGTTTTCTCGACTTTAATCCATTTATGATTCTGGATTGTTTCATTGTCATATGAACAAGCACATGCCAATTGCCAAGTCAGTTTAGGATGTTTACCCATTATAGCATAAAGATTCTTATTGTAAATCTCATTTGTTGCTAAAAGATAATGCTCCACAACTTCCCTATCTTTACTAACAACACTACTTAAGAAGCGATTCATCACAAAAAGAGAAACTGACTTTTGTTCTTCTTCTGTAAACTCTTCCCATGCTTCTTTTGCGTTAAGATCGGTGGCTGCTAGCACTTCTTTAATATCAACTTTCTTTGCTTTAGTTGCCATGTACATATCCTACAGATTCGCGTTCGATATCGGTATGATCGAACTCTGCCCAGTATAACTCAAAAGCAACTGTATCTTCAACCGCTTCGAACTGATGATATTCGCCTGGTGCGACTTTAGTATACTGACCTGCGGTTAATACAGTGGTATCTACTAAGTCGTAGTTGTTCTTCCAAACACGGATTATCATCTTACCAGATTCAACAAAGAACCCATTCCATTTGTATTTGTGCTTATGTTTAGAACAAGTACCACCAGCAATAGCTTGTATACGATGGAATTCAAGTACTCCATTTGCTTCTAGTAGCTCGGTTTGACCCCATACTTTACCTGCGATTATCATTATTAGTTCCTATATCAAAATGTTTACGTGAAATCCAATGTTCGATTGTTATATCTTCGTTGAATACCTTTACTTTTCTTCGACCTCGATATGCCAATTCTAACCATATATGATCGTCACTTTTGGCACATCGACGTGGAAGCCAAGATAACTTTAACTCCCACGTCATCAATTCGAAGAATTGCGTGAATGTATTATATCGATATGCCATACAACGTCACATGATCTGGTCGATTTTCAGAGATTCGCATTGTTTAGTTACGTCTTTAATGAAAAAGACGCATCTTGGATTCTCGTCATCACCTAATGGGACTGATAAGTAATGTCCATTTCTCAACTTAGGAAAGAACCATTTGACATCTTGGAAGATATTTGCAATTTTAATCTCAGAGAATTCAGCACCAAAGCCAGTCATTGGGTTGAAAGTAAATGCTTCAAACTTACGTTGATTCAAGCTAGTCAATGGGATTGCTTCTGGATCTAATCCACACTCTTGATCACCCACTAGGATATGCCAATCAAGTGGCATTTGGATAGTGTAGCTATCGATTTTAAGTTGAATAGCTGGACTATTAAATGATTCCATGAAAATCAATGGATGGAAAAAGAAGTCTGGGTTTTCTGAGTTTGAATTATCTAATACACTATAACGGATATCTTCTTCAATCACGTCAGGTAAATCATTCAAGTTATAAGACTTATTGTTCAATGTTAAAATTCGCATGTGGGTCCTTGATTAATAATGTTTAATATCCAATTGTACAACTTTAGTGGTGATTTGTCAATTACAGATTTACTTTAGTAACGGTGAATGGATATTGAGCCTCTTTGTAATACCGTTTACGTTCAGTCAAATGTTTTTTAGCATACTTACAAGCACTGGTGATGTCATACACGTCAACATAATCTTTGTCATCTGCTTTTCGAATACCACGACCAATAGACTGAATAACACGTGTAAAACTCTTACCAGGTTCTACTAATACTAGGTTAAAGATACGTGGTAAGTTAATACCGGTACTGGCTACACCAAACGTTGCGATAATAACTTTATCATCACTTGTTTTGATTTCATCGTATTCAGTTTTACGGTTTTTAGACTTAACACTACCATTAATGAATGTGCTGTTGGGGATCAAATCAGTTAACACCTTACCAGTTTCAATTCTGTTAACAAGAACTAATGTGTTACCAGTAGCCGTCATTTCAACGATTTTATTTGCCATCCAAGTAAGTCTACGTGTATCAGTTACCAAAAAATCATACTCCGCTTGGTAGTTTTTAAATGATTGCACATCATTGGTTTGTAGAATATTGATATGTAAGTCAGCAAGAATACCTAGATCTTGTAAATCTTTAGCTGTAACAGTATTAATAACCGAACCAAGACTCGCAAGAATCCCTTGGAATTCATGTGGTTCTTTTGGTACGGTACCAGTTAATCCCCATCTAATAGGACAGTGCTTGAAGTTTTGGGTAAGTAGTTTGGTTAGAATTGAAGCGGAGGCTGCGTGACACTCGTCCACGATAACCGCAGTTACCCCATCAATAAACTCAGCAAGTGATAAAATCGCTTGGTCTGGGTCTTTCTTATCGAGTGCTTCTAAACTTTGCCATGTACAAATGGTGTGGGTTTTGCCAAGTTCTTTTCTATCACCGTAATAAACACCAACATCAAGTCCTACGTTTTTGTAATCTTCTTCGGTTTGTAGTACCAAATCTTTACTAGGTACAATAACCATAGAACGACCATAAGGTTCGCATAACTGACTTAGGGTAGCCGTTGTGATCGTGTTATGTGTTACGATGAAATCATCTGTTACATATAGATGTTCTGGACTATCAATCATAATACACTTAACTGGTTCATTGGAAACCAATTTGATGTCACTGATTTGTAGTTTTAAATCCGGTACAGGTAGAGTCGCATCAACTGTATACTTACCATCATTATAAGCTAATCGAGCCAAACCACCAATACTTCTAACAAGTTGCTGGAATCCCTCTGCTTCCGATTTTAATTCAGTCACTAATGGTGTGCCAAGTAGTTTGTTAAGTTGTTCAATTAGATGCAACCGCATCGATAAATCAACAGGATTCGATGCAGATTGGTGATCCATTGTAACCATTGGAATGCTTAATGCAGATGTCCCACCAAGTAGAACAATAAGACTTTCAGTGGTTACATGACTCCAATCTGAATTGACAAATACCTTCCAAATATGATCACCACAAGCACGAGTAGTTCTACCATCTTCAAATGTTAACGCATAAACGTCTTTGTTACCAGGCTCGAATACATCAAGTACTGCAACTGATTCACCAGTCGGTGTTAATACTTGGTCACCTACTTGAATATCACCCATTGGTCTAAAACCAGTTGGTGTCAATACGTTACAGGTTAATGGTTGACACTTACCCGCACCTGTTGATATGGATTGAAGTGACTGTGGATTTTGCAAATACATGTTAACTGCATGTGCTTGGTCCTCACGTAGCATAATAGGTTCACCCGCGTATCGATGACCTTCTGGCCAGACTTTACCTTGGTCTGCCCAGTATGATTCAGTTATCGGATCGAATTTCAAATCAATTGATTTTCTTTTATCTTCAATCTCGATTTCATATCCATCGTTTTGAATAATAGGTAATATAACATCTAAATGGGCTAAGAACCCAGTACCACCGATACTAAAGAATGTTTTAGTACCATCCCAGCGACCAAGTTTATAGGCTGGCATATGACGAGCATAAGGCAATTCATATTTCAATTTACTAACTAGTTTGCGACGGGTTTCAACCGCTAACCCATCGATTTGGATGTTTACTTCATCCTTAATTATTAATTTACAGTTTGACAAGGTTCTTACTCCAGTGGTGGATTGTTGGTTTGTATTCACTTAAATGTATAACACAAGGATGCGAATCTAGCCATTCTCGGGTTACTACATTTGTTGACGGGTATATGTTGTTTGTAACTAGCATCATAACATTTTCTGATTGATCTATCAACCAATTATTCGGTCTGTAGATACTTATTATGATTTTTCCAGAACGTACATTCTTATTCAACCCATATTCAATGACTATATCATTGAGTGGGTTGTTACCTTTTACCGCAGACCCATACTTAACCTCGTCCATTGAAATAGGTGAGCGTTTAACTGCTTCGATGAAATCTTGTAACCAATAATAATTGTTGCTTGCTCTATCTAGTACAATACACACTTTACCTTGTATATGGTGGCAAAGTATCAAGAATCTATCGATATCTGTTAACCAAAAAGCATTTTCAGGTAATGAAGCGATGCGTTCTACTAAGTTTCTTGGTCTACCAGCATACAAATATCCCATGTGTTTCGCTAAGAATAGGTCTTGAAGTCTATTACCGGTTTTGTGTGAATCAAACCAAGTATCGGTTTCTTCGGTTGAGTTAACCAAATATACTTGCTTATCGATAACCACACTATGCGGAGATGCTTGTTTTTCTTCAGCCAAACAATCTTCAGTTTCAAACGCAATAGTTTCAAATGACGGGTCTATTTCAAAACCATGTCTTAATGCAAAATCGTATAATTGTACGACATTAATATCAAATAGACTACCTGTGCGATATCGTAACTCGGAATTCCAACTAGTAGATTCATCATCAAATTCAGATTCGAAGTTGGCTTTGATACTAAACGGAAATTGTATATGTACGTTGTTATCTGTAATCCATACGCGTTTACCAGTATCTATTTGCCTAAAAGATAATTTCCAACTAGGGTTGTCAAGTACCGGAGATAAGTCAACTGGTACTTGATGCTTGTGACTAGTCATTATGGATAACAAATAACCGGCTTGTTTGTCGGTGAATTGTTTACCATCCTGACACATTGTTTTAAATTGTTTAGCTGCGGTTGCAACTGATGGATCAAATTTCTCAACTAATCCATAGAATAAGGGGTACACGTCTTCAATATAAGGTATCATATAAGTAGTCTTTTTAAAGGTAGGCCAGTGGTAATTTCATCTAAAGTCCATTCTGTATGTGTTAATTTTAAAAACCAATCTTCTCTATCGGGTAATACTGGGTTGTGTATCGTTTTCATCGGTGAACTTACTGGGTACGCCAGACTAGTACTATCACAAATAACAGGTGTTCCATGAATAGCGGCTTGTATAGAAGGACCACTATTGTGATTAACTACACAATGATAATTATAATCTATATCGTAGCTATCGTAAGTTCCAGTAACTCGGTTTGGACGTTCACAGTGAACATCTTTTCTAATTGGTACATATATAATTGACCTAGGATGCGGTCTTACTACTACAGTTCTATCGGTATATTGTCTGATTACTGTGATGGTTTGTTCAATCCAGTCAACCGTTGGCATTTGATGTTGCCATTGTAAACTATCTTGATGTTGCAATGCAAGTAGAATTTCAGGTTTTCTGGTTGCATTATCTTTTAGTGCCAGTCCTAACTTAGCTGGTCTGTTTTCATCCAAATCAGTTTCATGGCCGTAGAACCCTAGCGCATTCATGTGATTCAGCGAAACTTTCCATGTAGTTCCACGTATTAGGCTTCCAATTTCTAGTATGACAATTGGTTTATTGGTAACTTTAGCTGATTCATATATTCCAGCATTCGGAGCCATTCTGCCTTTCCATAGAACTGACCAGATAACATCAACATCGGAATCTTCGTCTACTACGCTATGGCCTAATGCCAGTAATCCTTGTTCAAACGCATCGAATACTGGACCGCTATTCATTGCACCGAACTCTCTATATAACCGAAATCGCATTGTAAACCTCACTAAATAGTTATTTAACGAATAGAGAAAATATGAAAGTCACTGTAGTAACAACATTTAATCAAAAAGGTTTGACCACGTATGCTCAACGAATGATCGATTCATTCAATGAGAACTGGCCTAAAGAGGTCACTTTACAACTATACCCAGAGAATTGCAAGCCTAATATTGAACATGTTGACAATGCCAGTTTATTCAACCTAGTAAATGTACCAGAGTTAATGGCATTTAAAGACAAGTGGAAAGATATTCCAATGGCTACTGGTTGGTGTGAAGATTCAACTCAGAAGCACCCAGATAAAACACAAAAGGTTGGTTTCAAATGGGATGCAGTTCGCTTCGCTCACAAGGTTTACAGTATATTTCACTGCGCCAGTCGTTCTAAAGCAGATATGTTAATTTGGATGGATGCTGACACGATTTGCCATAGTCCAATTACGATGGCTGAAATCGAAAGATTATGTCCACCTAATAAAGACATTTGTTTCTTAGGTCGTAAAGGAAAGTACACCGAATGTGGCTTATATGCCATGAATTTAAAGAGTGAAAAGGTTCGTCGATTCTTAGCTAAGTTCCAACGTTATTATGATGATGCTGAGAATGGTATTTTCACATTAGAAGAATGGCATGATAGTTATGTATTCGATGCAGTTAGAAAGCTATTTGACTTGAATGAATTAGATTGGAGTAGTCATTTGATTGCTGGTGAAGGTCATCCATTGATTAACAGTGAATGGGGTGCGTACTTAGACCACTTGAAAGGTGATAGAAAGCAAGCAGCCCGTAGCAATTTATCTGATTTGAAAGTTCCAAGAACCGAGGCTTATTGGCAATGAACAACTATATCATCCATCTATCAAAGATTCCAGCTTCTTTGGAAACAGCTACTAACCTAAAAGATAATTTAGAATCTTTTGGAGAAACAGTTGAACTATTCGAAGGTACTTATGGTAATGATGCGGTATTGCAAATGGAACAAGAAGGAAGAACTTTACACCCATTTGGTATTAAAGGTCCGATAGATACAGATGATGTAGATTCAAAAGCAGTTTCTAAAATGAGTTCACCTGGTGTCAAAGGCTGTTTCTTCAGTCACTATAACCTATGGAAGAAGTGCGTTGAGTTGGATGAACCCATTATCATCTGGGAAGATGATATTGTATTAACCAGAGAGTTTATCCCAGTAGAATGGGATGATGTGCTTGTAGTTGCATTGGGACATCCAGCGAAAAGTGAACGGTATATCAATTATCTTTTAGATCCAACCAGTGAACCTGCAGCTTCTGAGTACAGGAATTCGTCAATGCCCGGTTGCTGTGGATATGCTATCAAACCACATGCTGCTAAGAAACTAATTGAAACATATGCGAATACATTCCTGCCAGCAGATAACGCGATTAACCAGTATCATGTTAAAATTCAAATACACAATTACATAATGGGTACTGCCCTCACAAAGAAAGATGGAAAGAAAAGCCTAACAAGAACTGACTTTTGGAGTGCACATAAACATGCAAATTAAGGTGTTTATTCATTTCATCGATTTGCCAAATTCGATGTACATTGCCGAAGAGATGATTACTACCATTTACTCATCTGGGCTAATTGACAATGCTGAGTTTTTCATATATTGCAACTACGATATTGACAATTTCAAGTGGTTGGAATCCAAAACGAGCGGGTATGCTAATATTACACTAATTGATCACGATGCGGCTCCAGAGGAATACGAACTTTCCACATTAAATGAACTCAAAAACTACTGTGATAAAAGCAATGAATCATTTAAGGTATTGTACTTACACCACAAGGGTGCATCGAGACTACGCACACGCAAGCATGCTAACATTACTGATTGGCGTAACTACATGATGTATTTTAATGTTGATTTATGGCAAGATTGCGTGTCCGCTCTTGACCTTGGTTATGACACCGCTGGTGTCGAATGGACTGAAAACCCTAAATTTCCAAAACATTATAGTGGAAACTTTTGGTGGGCAACTGCTGATTATATTAGATCCCTCCCTGATATAGTTAGACCAAGAGACCGACTCTTTATCAACCAATCGCAATTTGGGTTAAAAGAACACTATCGATTTGATGCTGAAGCATGGATTGGTCTTGCAAACCCACACGCAAAATCATTTAACAGCAGCAATATCGATCACTATCGGGAATCATATCCCGATCATTTATACAGGAAACAAAAATGAAATATGATATAGAACAAATCTCAAGTGCCTGGAAAGGTCACCGCAAATTTGCAGAGTGGCTAGTTGAGCACGTGCAACCAACTACAACCGTTGATTTAGGCGTTGATTATGGGTATAGCCTATTCTGTTTAGCAAATCCAGCAATTGGTACAGTTTATGGTATTGATTCGTTTGAAGGCGATGCGCACGCTGGACAACGAGATACCTACGAGTCTGTAACCCAGGTTATCAAGGAAAATGAATATACAAACATTAAGTTGATTAAAGGTTATTTCAGTGACGTGGCAATCACCTGGGATACCCCCATTGATATTTTACACGTGGATGGTCTACATACACGGGAAGCAGTAACTACTGATTATAATACATGGGGTAAATTCTTAACCGAAAATGGTGTTATTATCATGCACGATACCGAGGCATTCAAAGGCGTTAAGAATTTCTTTAATTCAATCGATTTACCAAAAATGAATTTCACGCATTCTGCTGGGTTGGGTGTCGTGTCTAAAAATGCAGACCTTATTGAATTGATCAAAAAAACCTTTTTATGATTAGCATCTTAACACCTAGTAGAAGTAGACCAGAATTAGCAAAACGTATGATGGATTCCGCGTTTAAATCTGCTGGTTGTGAAATAGATATCAAGTTTTATTTGAACGCAGACGACCCATTACTACAAGATTATCTTTCATTCTTGAATGTAACGCAATATATAATTGGTCCAAATCAAAGCACCTGCTATAGTTGGAACTTGATGGCTGAAAAAGCTACACATGATATATTATTCTTAGTTGGTGATGATGCTCAATTTGATTGTGCCAATTGGGGTTTAAAAGTAATCAATGCATTTAACCAATACCCAGATAAAATCGCATGTATATATCCAAGAGCTCCATCAGTTGGTAAGAAAAAGAACCCACATTTTTGCTTACATAAAAACTGGATTAACACGGTTGGTTATTTCTTACCACCCGTGTTTTATCACTGGTACGTTGACACCTGGATCCGTGAAGTTGCAATGTCACTTGGTAGATTTCACTTGATCGCAGATTTCGAAATGCCAATTGAAAATATTAAAGACGTGGTTAATAGGACCTATCATCATTCATGGATGCGTGAAAGAGATGATTGGATCTGGGATAAAACCGTACACTATCGGGATGCAGACGTCGCATTACTACAGAAGTTTATCGAAAATTTCAAATAAAACTTCTCATATGAGCCCAACATTCACCTGACTTCAACTCATCAAAGTTCCAGTGAAACATAGATAGTCTTTCAACCCATTTCTGCCTATCTGGTAGTAATGGGTTTTCTATATCAGACAAACTCAAGTTTGCCACTTCTCTACATTGACTTTTATCAGGGTCAGTAACGAAGATAGGGAATCCCTCAATAGCAGCACCAACTACTGGACTAGAATTGCAATTCACCACTGCCCAACAATTGATTAAATCATCTTTTAGATTTGGATTGCCACTGATAGTCAACCCACGCAACTTATTAGTTGCATTTGTAGAATTAAGCAACTCCTTTGTTGCTTTATCGCCTGGATGTGGTCTAATAACAATTGGTCTATCGGTGTACTTTCTTAATTCATTTATTGTAGAAATAACCCAATCTTGAACATCCGCACCACCCATGCTCCAACCACCATTCCGTTGCATGCAAATTAAGATATGATTACCGGTAGTTCTATTATCTTTTAGACTTAAGTTTAAGTTCTTACTCAACCGCTGCCATCTAGTAGGATCTATATTAGAATCACAATAGATTCCTGTGTTTGGAAATATACCGTTAAAACTATATCTCAAATAATGTAATGGATTGGAAGTATCTGCATAAAGAAACAAATTACTATCAACCGCAACCACATACTTACCAGATTTGATTTGTTCTTCAACTACGGTATTTCTCAATCTCAAATGAGGTCTTTTAATATCATTACTAACCCAACCTTGTATAACACCAACATCAGTGGATTGATACATCAAGTCATTTACATTAATAACCGCATCACCATTACGCGCAACTCCAGTAGCAAAGTGATTCAATAAATCAACTTTCTCTTGGTTCTTGGCATTAGGAACTGACCTATGATAGATTGCTACTTTCACAAATCACCAATCAGTGGCAACAAATGCTGCCAAACTTTAGATTCAATCATCTCAGATTCAGACCATTGACTATTTGCTAACTGATCAACCCATCGGTTTATTTCAAGTTTACCCACTTTCTTTGGATTTAACAATTCACTAATACGATGACTTGAAATTGGATATCCCATGTTTCCTTCATCCATTGCAATAACGGGTACTCCTGCCAGCACTGCATCAATTGCTGATCCACTGGTATATGTAACGCAAACTCCAGCATCCGATAACTCCTCCTGTAAACTTCGATCTAATCCATTAGACCAAGTTATATTTTGATAATTCTTGAATAACACATCGCCAATTTCACTATAAAATTCAGCACGACCTTTAACACTCATTGCTGGGTGAAATCGAACCACTATTGGTCTATTGGTTATTTCTCTTATAGATGATAGAGTTTCAAGTAGCCACTCACTCATCTTTTGGCCTCGTAAACTTGCATCGCCTGGTAATTGCAGCAACACCAAGATATTACCCACCGAATGATCTTTCCAACCAGCAAATTCTGGAATATTCAAATACTGTTTCATATCAGGTAACCGAGTTTTATCAATCGAATCACCATAGAATATACCATCATTATTCATAAATCCATTGATACCAACTCGATAATATTGATGTTTACTACCTTCTACAATAGTTCTACCCAATAGCGGAGTTTCAATGTAGATTACTTGTTCAGCCTTCTTTTGAATACTTTGCCGTGTTACATGATGTTCGGCTGATCTAGGTTTAACCGTACCAAACTGCACAGCAATATCACACGATTCTATTTCATTATCGTAACTCATCCGTAAATCAATGCCGTGTTGTTTTTTCAACATGCGTTGATTATTAACCGCAAATAACTGAAAGTAATACCGTTCAATACCTTCATAGAATGAACGCAATACATTACGTTCAGCATTATTCGCACCAGATGCAATACTAACTAATATCTTCATAATCCTAAAATTCGTAAGGCTGAACCATCTTTTAGTTCAGTGACGTGAAATTGACCATAGGCTAAGTGGCAAGCCCATGCGTAACGTTCATCCATAGTTGGATAATAAGGTGTTTCTATTTTGCTTAAATCTTGTAATGAAACTGGACTAGCTGCATTGTTCACTAAGGTAAATGTCGGTATTCCATACATAATTGCTTCAGTGGCTGCTACGCTATTAAACGTAACTAATGCAAACGTATCTGATAACGCTTCTTGTAAAGTATTTGTTATTCTCTCACTGCGTAATTTTGCTCTATCACGAACAATCACTGGTCTATCTGTATGTTGTTTAATAGTAGCAACGGTTTCAGCAATCCAAGTATCTTTATCGACACCATAAAACTTACAAGGCTTTTCATCCGGTGCAGCAACTAGTATATTTCTACCAGTATTTCGCCAATTAGAAAGTGTCAATCCTAGTTTCAACCATCGATCCGCAGGTCTTTCAACTACAGCACCATGTTGCAAATCATTCTTTACGATTCTATGATATAACTTATTACCCAATGGATTCTTATTATACTTGCTATTTCCAAAATACCCACTATCTATGTAGTAGAAATCGCGATTATCCGCCCAACAACGCTTGATAAGTTTATGTTTGAGAATGCCCCTGAGTACAAGAGGGTCTGTACCAGCATCGTAATCAAAAACATGATATCCAACCACATCATGATTATGGCTAGTCGCAAGCATACCCACGTACTCATCTTGAAGATTCTTACTAAGAAACTGCATTTACTTGAGTCGAGTAGTTTGTTAACATTCTTTCTCTGTGCCATTCGTCTGCCATTGGAGTTAGTGCAAAATCATGGAAACAAGGCGTTCCAAGTGTATAGTGTAGAAGTTTAGCATCAGGATTAGCACCAAATTCATCAGGTAACCAATTCCATTCAACTGGCAATTCACCAATCAAATCATCAGTTAACCAAGTAAAACGATGTAAAAATGCACCCGAGGAGGCTTGTATTAAACCAGAGGTTAACATAGCATTAGCTGGATGTGCACAATTCCACATTACCACACTAGACCAATTCTTACGTGGATAATTTTGATTAACTGAACCCAAGTACTTGGTAGTCATCTTAGTTTCATAATTATGATGAACACATTGAACTGCTTTTGTCGGATCTCGCATCTCCCAGAGTTTAGCAATATCTTCACGTAGTAACATATCACCATCGATAAAGATTGCCCAACCTTCATAATTCATTAAACTAGGAACTAAGAATCGACTATAAATGAATTGATTACTACCATCGTCGTGCGTTTCTGCATAATCTTTTATATTATCCAAAGCCAATGGAACTAATGCTACTGGCTTTGAACTATGTCTAATAACACTATTAGCACAAACATGATAAGCTATTGCTTCTCGTGGGTCATACCCAATGAATACTGTAATCATTTTCTTTCAATATCCTCTTCAACACAACTTTCACCGTATTGTATTTCAATTATTCTTAATGGTCTATCTGTGATATTACTCAATTGATGCCAAGTATGCTCAGGTACGTGATATTCATCATGTGTAACCAATGTAGAAATCGAATCAGAACTAGTAACAGTTGCCGTACCTTCAGCTACCATCCAATACTCAGACCGAGATTCATGTCGTTGCATTGATAATGATGACTGGGGATTTACTGTTAATTCTTTAACTTTTATTCCAGGAACATCATGCAATACTCGATAATAACCCCATGGTCTTTCGGTCTTGGGTGATTTCCACTCAGTTAATATCCATGAACTTGAATTCTTTTTATTAGTACCACCAACACCAAATGCAAATTCTACATTCCTAACTGACATCTCTGGGATATTACTAGCCGTTCTATCACCACCGTTAGCAAAGATATACCGGTTATCTGGGTATAAATTTTTGACTCGATTGATAGCATCAATTGCATCACCATTCGTATCATCAAATACAATACAATCATCAACCATCTTTAGATTCTGAATGATAGATACCCGCTCGTCAAGTGGCATGAAAGCCTGACCTTTCTTACGAACAAGCCATTCATCACTATTCACACCAACAACAAGTATATCACCCAAAGTCTTAGCAGCCTTCAAGTATTCTATATGACCAGAATGAATCGGATCAAATCCACCAGTTACTATTACTATTGTATTCATCGATAATGTGCCGCGTGAACTGCATCAGTATAACCAACATCAATTACAACAGGTTTACCATTAAATAAACCCCAGTTGGCTGTTCTTACAAAATCCCATAAACCTACATCAAAATTAACTGCAAGTTCAGTTAATGCCTGTGCATATTCTTCACACAACTCAACATCTTCGTCTGTGTACTTAAAGCGGTCTGATTTCAACTCACGAATAACTTCTTCGTGACTTAAGGTTCCACCTTTCTTACCAGTACTAGCAAATGCCATAGCAACCAATAAACGTAAAGTACCACATTTCATCAAGTTGCACAATTGTTTTTCAGTAGCTTTCTGTGCTTTTTCTGTATGAATCCAAACCGGTTCATCATGTTCTTCATCGTAATCGATAATTGGAATAGTAATTCCCAAATTTTGCACATAACCATCATCTAGTATTTCTGCTTCTTCTTTGTTCTGTGCCATACCTTTTACATTATGCGCAACTTTAAGAACAGTTGGTCTACCTTCGTATTCAATATCAAAAGCAGTTCTCGATGATCCCTTGCCCATCTTTTGGGCACGTGCTACCGCATATTCAATTCTTTTCTTGTATGATGTTTTTGGTGTGTATACCGATTTATCCCAATCTGGTGGGAGTGGTGCTTCATCGATTGCTGATTCGCCGATGATATCTGTAATTCGCATAGGTTTAACCTCTTAGTTTTCCTATATTTATTGAAATTTTGAGATAACAAAAAGCCCACTCGAGAGTGGGCTTCCGTGTCAATGGTGGATACAAAGTGTATCAATTATCTTTTAGATAGACGCATCATCCAATCCAGCAGTTCTTAACTTAACAATATTGGATAACTGCCATTGCTTAATATCCAATCCTTTGATGACACCAAGATACTGATTTCTGAGTAAGGCAACGTCATTGATTAAAATCTCAAAATCAACCACGTCTTGTTCTCCATCTACATATCTATCACAATCTCTACTACTCAAAGAACGTTGATATGTTTCAAGATACTTTTGGAAATGTTGACTTTTCATCTGCTTCAAACAAATGTTCAAGTATTCCAATATAGCCTCAATCTCTTGTAACTGGCAAAAACGTGTTTCAACAATCCCTGGCATTGCAGCTGCCGCACGTTCAATACTACCAGAAATCTTAACGTCTACCTTGGCAGAACCTAATTCTGACCGATAATGGGCAATTGCGTGTGGAACATTCGTTATATCCCGTGAAACTTTGTCATACCAATTGGTCATTTTTCACCTTATTCGTCGTCGTAGTCTTCGTCTTCGTCATCCATAACTGCTTCTAATGCAAAGTCTAAGTATGGGTCTACACCTACTAAACTTTCTAACGTCGTTTCTTTAATCCCGTGGTCTTGTAATACATTTACATACTCAACTGCCGCATTCTTGCGTTGCCTTTCTGATAAGTGCTCAACTAATACAGTCCAAATGTCAGTGATTAATGCTTCTTTCATGGGTTGTTTTCTCCTTAATTAAAAATGTTAACTGACCTTATGTATCATTTTGGAAAACCCGCCTCGTAAAAAGACGGGTTTTTGGGATGATTTAATCGAGATCTAGCTCATCCATTTCGATTGCATCATCTTTTAGTTCTTCAGAACCGGCTAACTTAGTAGCAAATTCAGAAATAACCAAATCTAAGATACCATTCTCATTTCGATTCCACTCTTTACGGAAATACTTATGAGTTACCCCATTAGTATCAATGTACGAATATCGGTTACCCTCTTTTTGGATTAACTTCTTACCTTCCAATAAACTAAACATACCACTGTACAAACTCATACCTTCATTATATGGGATATGTACTTCGATATCAGTGAAAGGTTGAGCATAACGAGTTTTCATAATCTTACAACCAGAACGAATACCTTGAACCGTAGTTGTTTTATTACCCTCTTCATCCTCTTTTAGTTTCAACTTCTTCATTGCCACAACAATACTTGAAGCATACGCGAAACTTGACCCACCACTTAGTTTTGGATCAGGGTTGTAAGGGTCTTGCGAGTCATATGTGTGGTTAGTGCACACCATACCGACATTATAATTACCAAACATATTAACGCAGTTACGAATTAAGGCGAATAATGCTTTAGGTTTACGACCCATATCACCTTTAAGGTCGCCACTTTCAAATTGATTAATGTCAACTGGGGTTAATAACATACCAAGCGAATCCACTACGAATAACACTTTAGGTCTATCTTCTTCGTTCATGCCTTTAATCTCTTTCATGAATTCAGAAATAGTCTTAGCCACGTCATCAATCATAGACATACTTAAACGCATAAGTTTATCTTCAGCTGTATCAACACCCAACGCATGAAGCCATGCTTCATCCAACGCGTTTTCTGTATCAATCAAAACAACGAAGATACCTTGTTCCTGTGCATTTTTAACAATGTTACCAGAACAAATATAAGACTTACCACTATTATGACTTGAGAAACCATCACTCCAGTAACGGTGGTTTGGATGCAATACTTCGAAATCATAACACTCAGCATCTGCCAAGAATTCTTTACAAACGATTTCTTCAGCACCATCAACCGTCATAACTGAATCACCGATGGTCAATGCACCAGCAGTAACCCATTCACCATCAGTTAATTGATACAAGTGGTTTGTTGCTGATTCTGCACTTCTAGTAGCAGTTGAAATACGAACAACAGCTAATGAACCTTTGTCGAACCACTGACCAACAAGTTGATAATCATCTGGTGTAGCGATACTTAAACTCGAAACCGCGTCATCATGAACTAAAGAACGAAGTTTAGAAACTGTTACCGTTTCAGCAACCTCAACATCATCAATTGTGTACTTGACATCGACCTTAGCCAATGCAGGTAAACAACCAGATTCACCAGCAAACACCGTAACCTTACCTAATGGAATACCTTTATTGAAATCACCACTAATCAAATAGTTAAGTGCATAATTACCACAACTAATCCAATCAGTTGGGTCATTGAAACCAACACCAAGACCTTCGATAGACTTGGTTAATGTTTTACGAAATTTACTTACGTCAAATGCTTTCATTGCCTCTCCTCTATAAACGAAAAAAGGGTGTACAGGAATTACCCCGCACACCCTATACTACTGATTAAGCCGTTTGACGGTCACGAATCATTTTAAGAATGTCTTGTGCACGACTTGCGCCTTCACCAGTCGTTTCAGGTGCAACCGCAGGTGCAGCATAAGAAGCCGCAGCAGGAGTTTCCCATGGTAAATCATCAGCAGCCGATAAAGGAGCAGAAACAACTGGGTCAGCAACTAACGTAGCTACTGGAGCAGCCGGTGCAGCAACTACACGAGATTCAGTAGTAGGTGCTTGAATGCCATTTGGACGATAGTATTGACCCCATCTTTCAACATCATAGGCTTCACCATCAACAGATGCTTCAAACATTTCTTTGATAACTTTCAACTCAACTTCACCAGGACGTTTAGGTAAGAAGTCAGCTAAGTTGAATAACCCATGGTCAGCAATTGCTTGCAATTCTTCTTCATTTAAAGCACGTTCACGACGGCTCCATTTAGAAGTTGAGTAATCAGCAAATCCACCTTTTGATGTTTTGCAAATACGGAAGTCAAGACCGCGTAAGTAATCAGTTGGTAATTCATCCAACTCTGGATCTAATAAGGCAGATTTAATCAAACCAAAGATTTGTGGACTGATAATGAATCTACGGATTTTGTTTTCAGGTGGGTTTTCTTCTTTCAAGCCATCTTCAACAACAAAGCCCTGTGCTAAGAATGTACGTTTTTTCCAATACTTACGACCCATTTCTTCCAAAGATTTGTCTTTGAACCAACCACGAACTTCGGTTAAAATTGGGCAGTATGCTTTTGCATCATACATTTCAATACATGGAACTTGAACAACAACGGGACGTGAATCTGCCTCGCCTTTAATGCCAGCGAAGGGAAGTCTAATCATTTGTTTTTCAACCCAGAAGAAATCATTGGTTGTGTCTGCATCCGGTAAGAATCGGATTGTTGTTTCATTGCCGTCAGCAATGTTCCAGTGTGGATAGATAACGCTTGGTTCGCCATTAGAACCATTGTTAGATTGGTTGTTTTGTGATGCTTGAAGTTTTGCGCGGATTTCAGCTAAAGATGCCATTTTTGTATTCCTATAAAAAGTAAAAAGTTTGTACTGCTCTTGTGAATTGTAACGCTGTTGTAAGTATATATCTAAATCATAATGCCGTCCTAGGTTGCTTTTGAAAGTTTGGGCTAAGGGTTTCTTAGCCCAGTTTGTTAAGTATATAGTGTTTGTTCGGTGTTGTCAATCTTTATTTCTGTTTAACTTGAGACTTGACGTCATTTGTTAAGTATAGTTGTTTTGTTTTAGTATGTCAATCTTTATTTTCCATCATTGAAATATCGTAAGTCTGTAATCTCGCTATTAGGGAACTTTTTTCAAATATGGGTTAATTATCTTTTATTGTGTAAGTTATTGATTTATATGGAGCCATCTATCGGACTCGAACCGATGATGAGTTTTTAACCTCGCCGGATTACTAGACCGGTGCAATAGCCGCTATGCGAAGATGGCTTGTTTTAACTTACAATGTATTTATATAAAACTCAACATTTTCCAACTTTATAAATATGGATGTGCATGGCCCACATGTACATCCTTTCAACCTAACTTTCAATATACTATTATGACTTATAAATGTAAAATATGCGGTAAAGAATTCGACAACAGTCGTTCATTGGATGCACACTACCACGTTCATGGTGGCGTTAATGGTAGAAAAGATACTACCAAATGCTCCTGTATTTATTCCAAAAAAGTAGTACTAGTTTCTTACCTTGAAACTCATATCGCTGGTTTAAGTAGATGCAAACATTGCGGTAAAATCACAAGCAGGGCGTATAACAAGTTTTGTTCAACTAGCTGCGCTGCATCTCATAACAATGTTGGTCGTAAAACAACTGCCAAACACCGTGCAAAAACAAGTGCGTCCATTCGCAAGAATCTCGAACTTAATCCAAAACCACCATACACTAGAGTAGCACAATGCATGGAATGTGGTAAATGGTACCATAAAGTAGGTGATCGTCGCACATGTTCGGATGACTGTTACAAAGAGATCATATCTCGAACTGCCAAAAACAACCCATTGTTCGGTGGTAATCGGAACAATCATGCATATGGCTGGTATGATTCACCGTTCGCTGGTCGTGTTTGGTTAGAATCCTCTTATGAGTATCGAGTTGCCTTTGATTTGGATGTAAATCAAATCCCTTGGATACGACCACCACACATGTATTACTTCGTAGGTGGTAAAAAGAAAAAGTATTTTGCTGACTTTTATCTAACTGAACAGGATATATACTTAGATCCAAAGAACGATTGGCTTATCCCAAAAGATATCCCGAAAATCAATCAAGCTATGAAAGATAATAATGTTATTATTCATATCTTGACTAAGGATCAACTTTCTTGGGCGGCTATTCAAGAACTGCTCTAAAAGATAAGCATCCAGCATGCACCGGTCTAACCAATCGGTGCATCAATTAATCATCAAATCGATTCTCAACGAAATTAACCAACTCACATAGCATGAACGAACCACCACATTCCCAAAACTCTAAGATAGTAGATCGATTCTTAACTAAGAAATTGGCTAACTTACCTTCTACATCTGAAAATGGGTATTCAATACGTATATTATTACCATCAATTAAGTACTGAACTGCACATGAACGACCTGCTATTTTACTTGAGATGTACAACTTACCAGAACCGATTTCAAACATGACGAATTCGATCGGAGGTAAATCCCATTCGTCTTCGGGTGGATCTAAATTGAATATTTCAGTTAAGGTCATAGTAGCTCTCCAAGTACCCTTCAATCTTATCAACCAAAGGGTACAAAGTCAACCTTTAAATTCCAGCTAACTGTTTAAAGCGAGCGATTTCAGAAGATTCTTCAGGGGCAGCGTGAATACCAACACTAGCTTGTTCAGGAGCCATACGTTCAATTAGTTTCTTAACTGCATTGGCTGCTGATTCACCGAACTTCTTACCAACCATGATGGTTACTTTTTCTGGACCTAATGGGAATTTGTTTTCCATGTGGTCGTAGAAAGATTTAACGTATTCGAATAGTTCATTCATATCTACGTTGCTGTGTCCACGTTCTTCTTCATCGGAATCACCGCATTCAGAGGCTACGTCTTCTTTCTCGAGTTTTTCAACTTCAGTTTCACCAGTATCCGAATGTTCAGATTCATGGCCATGTTCCCAATCGATTTGATCAACTACTTCAGGTGCATGTTGTTGTAAGAAAGATTGAATCAAAGGAATCACGCATTTTTCAGGATCTTCGTTTGCAGATTTAACGATTGCTCTATTCAAAGCGGGTTCATCGATAATACCTTTTAGGCTTTCAATGGCATTCAATCCATCGACACCAGCAGGTAAAGGTTCTTTAACTAAGTCTTGTAGTTCAGCAATAGCAGACTTTTGATTTTCTGGGTCGGTACTAACAATAGCATCTTCTTCACCTAAGTTCATAGCCCATTGTTCAAATTTAGACATTGGGTCAATAACCGAGATTTCTTCAGAAACAGGTTCATCTGAAGAAGTCATACTAACAATATCAGAATACTCAATGCCGTTTTCTTGCATCAATCTATAGATAACAGGGAACACGGATGCGATATCTTCTTTGAAGTTACGTACAGTGAACTTATCTTTATATTCTTCAACTACAGATTGCGGCATTTCCATTGGTGCGGCAGCTTTGAAGTTTTCTTTGTATGATTCGTAGTGGTGTTGTTTTGCCAATTTGTGTAAAGTTTCGCGTAGGTGGTCCAATTGGGCAGTACTACGTTCTACCATATTATTAGTATCTGAATTCATCAAATCGTTTCTAACAACATAGTTACCAAAACTTTTCAACTGTGCAATTTCTTCACTCATACCAGTAATAGATTTACCAAGTTCATCATAAGGCAAACCACCATTAGCAACATGTCGTTGCATAGCTCTAGCACCAGCCAAGTGTTTGAATGGGTATTTGAATCTTTCACCATCACTATTCTCTACGAATAGGGCTGAGATGTTGCGTGAACGAGACCCAGGTGCCATATCATCATTCAAGGTTTTACTGTGCTTGATAATTAATCGTGTATCCATCAACTTCTGATAGCTTACGTTTTTAGTACCATAAAGGTTACTTTCACTCATTATACTTTCTCCAATTGGTGCTGGTGATGCAGATTTTGCATTTTGGCTCAAGAACGAATAGTCTCTTTGATC